GGTAGATGCGAAGTTCTTTGCGTTGTTCCTAACAGTGTCGAGAAACCTTCCTTCATCCGATCCATTAATGACATAAACATCTACTCCTAATTGACTACATAATGCTTTTGCTACCGTGGTCTTACCACATCCTGCAGGACCAGAAAGAAGCATATGTGGGATTTCACCTTTATTTAGAAAATCTAAGAAGGTTTTCTTAGTACGTTCTGGTAAAATACATTCTTCAATTGTCTTTGGTCGATACTTCTCAACCCAAAGGAATTCATCTCTCATAATTTAAATCCAATCTGGTTTTCTGGATGGGTCACGTAGATAATTAGATGCAACCCAAGGTTTGCTCCTAATGTAATTTTTGTAAGCAGTAAAAGTGTCAATGCTTGTGTTATGTTTAAACTCATCAGGCATTGCACGAGTAAAGGATTCCACCATACAATAACATGTAATTACTTCTCCTGCAAATTTATGGAATGTTTTCTTTGCTTCAAACAATGAATTAGCACAACCATGAACCTTACCATAACGATGATGATATTCATCAACTAAGGCACATCCGTGCTGAATTAACCATGCAGTATTGTATATACTTGCTGCTGCCCATTGGGTGCAAGGATGATTCCTGAATGCACCCTTTTTAACTGAATAAGGGGTTCCATCTTTCTTCTTAACTAAATCATCACCCCAATCATAATACCAATGAGAGAAGATAATGGAGAGCATTTGACATGTCTCCAATGGCATCTTAACCACATGCTTATCAGGCAATACTTTTGCTGACCTATGTGGATCCCAATCTGTTACAAAGATATTCATCTTTTAGTAGTATTACTCCTTGTTCGATTTATTATACTAATAAACTTATCTCCTGCAAAGGTTCCTCCTAAACATACATCAATCTCATCACCATCTTGCCAATTTACATCACCATTCATTTTGGTATGCAACATTGCTTCTTGGATTTTATCAATAACTTCTTGAGTTAGTTTCATTCCCAATTTACCCTAATAACAACATAACCTGCCAACAATAATCCAGTACCCATTAGTGCAGGAAATATCCAAGGAAGTACTGTAAGAAGGTGGACAATTTGTACAGTAATTATACCATAGAAAATCCACATAATCCACATACCAATTTTATTATGCCTACTCCCACGTTTATAGGGGTGGCATCCAATAGGTCCACGGTCCCACCCATCGACCATATACTCCTCAGTAGGAATTTCTCTGCTCATTATTCAAAGGTAGAATCAGGTTCTAATGCTATGTAATATGTTAAATCGTGTGTTGTACTTGTAAATCGAGAAAGTAATTTCTGTGATACAACTACATCATAAGTTCCAGGAAGAATTTTAATATTCTCTACCTTAAAGTTAAATGAGAACTCTCTATCAGTTTCTCCCACAGTAATAGAAAAACTATTAGAGGTATCGCTCTTTTTATCTCTTACTACAACTTTCACAACCCCTGCTTCACCAGTAACTGCCAAATCAGGAAGTTGATAGATTGCTGCTGCTTTGAGCAACTTGTCAAGTTGTTCAGTCTTTAACTCAAAAGAAACATCTTCAGTTGGTAAAGTAACTTCTTTGTCAGGTGGAGTAACAATAACACTTGCATCAGCAAAGAAGTATTGAGAACGCATTCTCCCTTCTTTAATTACTACATGGTTATCATTAGCAAAATCCAATTCAGGGTCTTGATGTAAAGATAGTCCATTAAGAAACTGACTCAAATCATAGATACCAAAATCCTTTGGAACCTCTTCATCGATAGTAACTTCAGCAAGTATATTCTTCATCACACTAATAGTGCGAAGTTTAGTTCCTTGTTTAAAAAGAATAGACTGATTGATAGTCGAAAAGTTTTTTAAAAAGGAAAGAGTTTTATCAGAAAGTTTCATAACCACGGGTCGGAGTTTCATTGAGTTGCCCACTGAAGTGATACAGTAGGAGTGAATAGTGTAGTGCTTTTAGTATATCACGTTTTGCTTGTCCCTTCTTATCATACCTACTCAGGTACTTAATGGCATTAGAACGACAGAAAGATTCTGCATCACCAACCGATTCTATAAGGTCAAGTGTCTGGACATCATTAGTGTCAGAAGTATAATGTCCACCATAAGTGGTAGAAATATAATCCTGAAGAGCTTTGATGGACTCATCTTCTTTGTACTTCCTATTGCAAGGATTTTTTATTCCAGGTGTAGTAACATGATGTGCGATTGAATCATCGTTATCAGCAAGTGTACTAAACGCTGATGGTGCATCACCACCAAAAGAATCTCCTATACAATCTCCAGCATAAAGTGTATCCCAATTAGAAGTATCAATTGTTATTGATTCATAATTAGGTGGTTCCGCAATAAAGTTATAATCAGCTGAATCTGTTGATAATCCTACATTGAAATCTGTGGATAATCCCACAACAAAATCTGCTCTTGCTCTATCTACTGGGTTAGTAAAAGGATTCTCTCTATCAGGGTCATTACGTTTGTAATCAAACCATGCATCCGAGTGTTCTATATCTTCATCCAAATCATTAACATCACTGGGAACATTAAATATAGTGTCCCCAGTTCCTGTATTAATTTCTATATTATCACCATTCAATTCGTTGTTCTCAACTGGGTATGTTTTGTCCATAGTACCATTAAGTTCCTCATAAAGTAAGCTCCAGGAGTTTATCATAACATCATTCCTCCGCTTTGGCAATATCTACATCAGCATCTACTTTATCATACAACTGAAGAAATGCTTCTTTAGTTTCATCATCAAATCTGTTTACACAAACCTGAATAGACTTCATCTTATCCCCAAATATGGAATAAGCACGTAGAATGTGAACAAGACGACGAGTGCTAATAATCTCATCAATACCTCCATCATAGAATGTTTTACGAATAATGTCACCCCAGTCTACAAGTCTTGCAATAAAGTTTGTATCAGTAACACCAAGAGTTGAAGCAACACCACCAAGAATCCTCTTCTCTACAGAAGGTGCTGGATAATCCTGCTCAAAGGTTACAGGGAATCTCTCAAGGAATGCCTCATTAAGAACATTAGTTCCTATGAATCTACCATCGTCAGAACCTTTACCCTTTGTATTTGCAGTTGCAATTATATTGAATCCTACCGCAGGTCTAACAAACCTACCGATTTTCTTGAGGAACAAGCCTTTCCCTTCAAGTATGGGTTGGAGGCATAGTATCTTGTTGCTAGCCAAGTCAACCTCATCGAGTAACAAGACTGCCCCTCGTTCGAGTGCTTCAATGACAGGTCCGTTATGCCAAACAGTTGCCCCATCAACAAGGCGAAACCCACCAATAAGATCGTCTTCATCTGTTTCAATAGTAATGTTTACACGAATAAGTTCTCTCTTAAGTTGAGCACATGCTTGCTCTACACCAAATGTCTTACCATTACCAGAGAGACCAGTAATGAATGTAGGATAGAACTGCTTAGACTTGATGATGTTTTTGACATCATTAAATGAACCAAATTTAACAAAAGTATTGTCCTGTTCAGGTACAAGATTCTGTGGTTGAACTGGTTCAACAGCAGGAGCACTGAAAGACTTTTCTATATTTTCAACTGCTTTAGTGGTTACTTCAAGGTTCCACTTTCCACGACCAACTGAAAACTCTTTAAGTTTTTTGGTAACTGTTTGATAAGCAATGTCATTAGCAGCACAGAATCCACGAACATCTGCAGCAGTGAACTCTTTACCATATGTGCTTCTCAAACCTTCAACAATTTCGTCACGAGTCATTTTAATCTCGAACATAATGTAGTGCGTTTCAATACATCTATAATACATGAAAAAGGGGTCATATAGACCCCAAGTGGACACTTTATGAACTGTACTTTTTAATGCTCTCTTCCCATTCCTTCATAGATGATTGTAATTGACCTTCATTTTCTTTAGGATCAAGTTTATGATAACCATTCCTTCTTTTCCATTCATTATACATTGCTCCCATTACCCATGATTGAGAAAGACTATGAGGTCCATCTCTCAATAACTCTGCCTTTCTACCTGTATAATAAGGTAAAGACTCTTCTCTCCAATTGGAATCATCATAAGGTTTGTCTGTCATTTAATCTCCGTATGAAAAAGTTTTTCCTTTAATTTGAGATTGTCCATATGGGTTTTTACCTTGAGGTTTAAACCTACCGACATTTTCTCCTTTTTTATCTAATCCTCCTTTCCTGGTTCTATGGAGTGTAGCAGTTTTTTTAGTTTGAGTCAATACCGAGTCCTGCCCATACTTTTTACCAAGTTTCTTAACTTCTTTCTTAAACTTTCTTTTACTCATCTTACCACGATCTATTGCATAACTTTTCTCCTTTACTTTAGTCTCCTTACCAGTCTTCTCATCTTTCTCTAAATATGATCCTTTTACTTTAGTCGGTCCTCTACCAAATTTACCACGAATATCTTTTTGTAATTGCTGTGACCTTGCTTGATTTTCTTTTCTTGATTTACCAGCACGATCAGCAGAAAGAGTTGCTATACCACTCTTATCAGACTTAGACTTGATTCTGCTTAGACTGCTTTCTTCTAGAAATTCTTTGAAGGTCTTCATTATCGAGCACACTATTATAGTAGTATTTATTATCCTGCACTCTTAACTTGATTCCATGATGCTGTAGCAAATAAATTTTTGCTTCAGTCATTTCCTGACTATAAAAAATAACTGGTTGATTTTTACAATCGCCACTCATAAGTCTTTGTGTTGATTTACGAATAATTATTTACTCATTTAATGTCCTCTTTAGATTCCCACTTAATACCTTTACGGTCTTTCCAGTCTCTATACATCTGACCGTAAATCATACCTTCATGGGATTTGATAGGAGCTCCCTTAAGAAGCTCCTTTTGCCTGATAGAAAGACTGATATCCATTTGAAGATACTCATTTTCCCAATTAGGAATGTCTTTAATCCATTCTTTAATCATAATTACACCACCAATTCGACAAATTCACCAAGAACTTTTTTGTTAAGTTTCTTAGTTTTTAAGGATTTAACAAATGCTCTTTTAATATCTGCCTTTGAATCAGACTTAGGTTCAAACTCAGCTTCCTCAGAAAGAGAATCTGCACTCATACCAAAATAAGCATTGTACCCACTATTCTTAATAGTAAAGGTTCTAAACTTTTTCCAATCACTTACTATTCTATCATACTCCTTATCATATTGACTATAGTATCTGTTAATAAAGTACTTTCCATCTCTCTTCGGAAGAACACGAATGCCAATAAAGTTTGTATTGGGGAATCTATCTCTTAAATTCCTAATAAGAGTATCAGTAAAATCCCAGTAACTATAACCAATATTATAAAGTTTACCTAATTTACGATCTCTTAGAGAACAAGAATGTCCATTAACACCTCTTACTCCCATCCGTGGGTCATCTTCCCATGAACGATGAACCATATTATGATAAGGAATAGAATTTGCTTCACCATCAGTCAAGATAATACACTGAACTTTTTCAACACCAGTTTCTTTTTGGAATTGTGGAAGAATTTTATGAAGACAAATTAATGTTTCATTTAATGGAGTACCAGAAAGACATAACCTTTCAGGATAGTGATACCATCCACGACCACGGAAAGTGGCAACAGTTCTCCAGATATTTTTTAACTGACCATCCAATTCCTTACCACTAACCTTACTGGTAAATAAATTCATTAAAGAAAAATTCTCTTCAATTTTAAATACATACTCCTTTTCTTCATAATATTTCTTATATTTGTAATGCTCTCCCCTCAACCACTCATTAGTAAATGCATAAACCTCAAAAGGAATCTGAACTTTCTGACAGAACCATATTAGATTATAAAGTTGCTTAAGTGTATCACTCATTACCTCTGCCATAGAACCAGACCAATCCAATATAAAGACCAATCCATGATTCTTACCATCAGGAAGAACTGTTACTCTTTTAAATAAATCTTCACTAAACTTATAACTATGTAGTCTCTTAGTGTCAAGAACTCCTGTACGAGATGTAGCAGCACGAGCATATGCTGAAGCAGATTTCTTACATTCAAACTCCTTTACAAGATATGATACTTCTTTTCTTGCATCATTCTTAAACTTTTCATAGTCAGCATCTACATCTTCAAATAAATTACGAGGTCTCCAATCATATTCACGTTCATTCTCCAATCTTGACTTTAACTGAGTATCCCAACTATCATTAATATGCTTATGAACTTCTTCATTAGTAGCAATAACATTCTCAACATTTACATCAGTAACTTCTAAGTAAACATTCTCAATAGGTGTTCCCTTATTAATCAAATCCTGTAATTTAGATTCTAAAGAATCCGCAGTTCTTACTTCAGGTTCTAAAGAAGTGCCAGTATCGCCGCCCCTATGACCAGGATTAGGATCACTGTTCCCACTTTCCACAGGAGCATCGCTATCAGAGTTAGAAACGGAAGAATCAATATTATCAACGCTATCAACATCAGAATCCCCAGAATCTGAAGTATCAGTTGAAGAGTTTCCATCGACCATATCTTGTTCCATGCCCGACTCAGCATCTGCTTGAAGCTGTTCGGCTTTCTGTTGGGTCTCCTGCTGGCAGAAACGATATAACGCTTCTGCTGCTGCGATGGTTTCAGTAAAGGTCTCGGCATTTTGAATTAAAGTGATAATCTCCTTCTCAGGAATTGAAAAAGATAAATCAAGGAACGAACCAATCTTGAAATGTAGATTAGCCCTATCAGCAAGATTAAAAGTATTAATATCTTCACCATCTATTTCAAAGAAATCTTTCTCATGAAGTTCAG